CGGGTCGCTGGCCGGAGGCGTCTGCGTGTTGCTGCTCTGCGCCGCCGTGAAGAGGTACGGCTTATCTTTCTTCAGGCCTTCAATGATGGCGTCGCCGCCTTCGATCTCGCCCTTCTCGTTGATCGTGATCTTGTCGAGGTCGACGAGCTTCAGCCCGTCCAGATCGACGATGCCGGCTTTGACCGCCAGGGCCTTCAGCTCGGCGCGGGCGACACGCTGGTCAGCCGCCTTGTTGGCGTCGGTCGCCGCCGCGGTCACGCGGGCTTCGGCGTCCTTCACGGCCTGCTCGGCCGCCGTTACCTTGCCTTCGGCTTCGTTGGCACGAGTGCGCAGGGTCTTGTTCTCCCGGCGCAGTTCCTGCACGTACTCGAGGGAGAAGGTCTGCGGCTGGTTGCCACCACCGCCCTGATTACCGTTGCCGTCGTTTTCGTCCATCAGGACGTATCGCGTTTTGCGCAGCATCTAGCCGCTCCTGAGTGAATGCTGGCACCAGGCCAGCAGGGTGTGGCCGCGGCACCAGGCCGAGGCGGTTATTCGGTTGTGGCGATCTTCGTTGCCGGGTCCGGAAGCTCGGCCAGTAGCTGCTGCCGCTCGGCAGTGATGAGTGCCATCTCGGCCTTCACGTCTTCGATGTCGAAAGCGGCGGCCAGGATGCGCACTGCGGTCTCCCGGCTGAGCGAGTTCGCCTTGATCAGCGTCGAGAGGCCCGTGGCCATCGTCTGGATGTCGTCCGCTGTCGGCGGGAACCAGGCGGGCCACTTCAGGGACAGCTCGGCCTTCGTGCTCATCGGCATCTTCTTGCCGCGGATCTCGATCGGGTATTTCTGAGACCCCGCCACGATCATGCGAAAGACGTTGAGCAACGCCGTCTCGCCGTACGAGGCGCGTAACTTGTCGGCCAGCCAGATAAGGGACTGGTGAAGCATCTCAAGCGCCCTGCCCGACTGGGCCGCGCTGAGCTTGTCCGGCGTGCTGCGGTTTCCGTGCATCGACTCAATGGCTAGCTCGCGGAGCTTGTCGACGTAGGCGATCACGGCCGCCGAGGCGGCGCCGTCGATCTCCAGAAGGCTGGCATCGCCATCCTTGTCGACCACGATGGCGTTGGACGCCGACTTGATCATCTTGCCGTCCGCCTGCGCCGGCTCCTTGATGAGCAGCGTGGGGTCGGAACTGTAACGAAGGCCGCGGCCAGCCTGCGAGAGCTGGTAATCGGCCTGGATCACCGTGTTGATGGGCTCCGGCCCGAAGGTCGACGCACCATCGTCACCAGTGCCACCGGGAAGGTTCTTGACCCACTCTGCAGGCACGAAGCCGAGCCCGTGCTTCACGGTGCGCGACGTGTCCACCTGAAACACTGGTGTCTCGGCTGCAACCCGCTTCGCCGGCAAGTACCAGACTTCCTCCTGCCGGTTCCATTCGACCTTGAACCAGAACGTCTCTACCAGCTGCTCGTCGGGAATCGGGTAGCCGGACGCCTTGAGGACGTCGCCGCGCACCTTGTACTGCTCGATGACCTTAAGGAGCTTGTCCGGCTCGTTCGGGTCCCACGTGGGCGTGAGGAAGCGCGTGTCCTTGACGGTCAGAAAGACCCGCTTGGACAGAAAGCGCACGAGGATGCAGACGCTGCCCACCGAGCCGCGCGTGGCCGCCTCGATCATGGCGACATTGACACGCGCATCCTTGATGATCGCCTGGAGCGAGTCCTTGGTGGCCGAATCCTCACACTGGATCTGCGGGAAGTGGCCCTCACTGAAGAGGAGCGACACGCTGTCGTCCACTACGGAACGGATAATGCCCGTACGAACCGAAGGCTTGCGCTGCTGGAGCGGGATGTACTCCTTCGACTCGTTCTCTTCGTCGTGGAACGAGTACTTCAGCGCGTCATAGATCGTGCCATCCAACACCCGCGACAGGACGTCGATGCGGTGAGTCCGCGCCGGGTAGTCGCTGTCCTTGTCTACCAGCTTGGCGAGGTCTTCGAACATCAGCGTCTCATATGCGGGAGCGGAATGGTCCGCGTGATGACCGGCTTCAACAGCGGGTAGGTGCGGTGGATGAAGTAACCCGCGGCGTCGTTGGTGTGGTCAGCCCCGGAAGTCTTGTCCGGCTCGCCGTTTTCGGCCCATACCTGCTGCTCCAGATGGTCAGCGTAGGTCGGGCACTTGCGTACGTTCACGCGATAGCGCCGCTCGCCCAGGGCGTTGCAGAACATCGCGTTCATGGAGTTGATGCGGTCCTTCACCGGCGGATTGGCATCCGGCGCCGAGACCCGGAAGCCAGCGTCTCGGAGCAGAACAATGTCCGTCTCCGAAGCGTTCACCGATTTGCGTGAGCCGCCCGAGGCGTCGGGGTAAACCGTGATCTCGCGGCTCTTCTGATACTTGCCAGAGGGCTGGTCGTAGCGCCAGAACCGCTCCTTGATCTGCCGGATCATGTCCGGGGTGTCATAGCCGCCGGTGATCTCGTCCACGGCGCGGGGCGCCTTGTCGCGCTCCACGTGCACGATGGCCGACATCTTGCCGACGTTGAAGTCCATGCCGATGTGCGCGGCCTCCCCTTCGCCCAGCTCGTCGTCGCAGGCATTCGCTACACGATCGAACTGGTGGTAGACGGTCCCGCTCAGCAGGTTGACGAACTTGCCGTCGAGGTAGGCATCGATCAGCTGCGGCGGGTAGCTTGCCCGAAGTGAGCCGATGTAGTCGTCCGGCAGGTTCGCCTCGTTGTCGTACGTGCTGGCCTGCACCAGGCCGTACATGGCGGCGAGTTCCGGCTTGTCGCGGACTTCCTTCACCCACTGCTGGTGGACGAACTTGAAGCCCTCCGGCGTCGTTGTGACGTCGATGCCGTTGACCAGGCCGTCGGCCTTCTGGCGCAGGCGCGCGATGATCTTGCGCCAGGCCAGCTGCGCCTTGATCAGGTTGAGCACGTCCAGTTCGTCGACCAGCGCTTTGCCGACCTTGAAGCCGACGATGGTCTCCGGCTTCTCCATGGAACGGCAGATCACCGTCCCGCGGTACTGACGCCCGGCATAGATGTGGACTTCCTTGTTCGCCTGGTTGACCGATGTCCTCAGCCCCCAATCGAAGGCGACCTCTTCCATCGTGGGATAGAAGATGTCCCGGATCATCGGGTAGGTCGGAGCGAAGTACCCGGCGTTGATGCCAGGGAACTCCCAGAAGTGCTGGGCCAGGCCCGAGCACCCGACCCACGTCTTTCCCGAGCCGAAGCCGGCGACGAAGGCGCGGAACTTATGAGGCAATGCGAGGAACTTCGCCTGCGGCACGTTCAGACTGGGTCGAACCTCAACTGCTTCCACGGCGGGCATCACGTACCTCGATCGACACCTTCACGGGCGCCACTGGTGTGTCATCCGCGCCGCCATCCGGCTTGTCCCGCCATTTCTCCGGCTGCCTGTTCTTCAGCCAGAAGATCATCGCAGTCGTATCGGGCGGGTAATGCTCCTGGGTCTGGGCACGTACCACCTTGCCGAACGACTGGAACAGCTTCTCGCTGTCGTGCGTGTAGCCCATGGCCCGACGGAACAGTGATTGCTCCACCTGGGCGTCGACCTCGTCCTTACCCCGCTTTAAGGCCTCCGAAAACTCTTCGTGCTGAACCTTCCACAGGTACAGGGTCGAGAGGGTTACCTTGAAGAAGTCGGCCAGCTGGGCGTCCGTGGCACCCATGCGGGTGAGCTTGGCGCCCTGCTCTACGAACTCATCCCGGAACTTAGAGGGACGCCCTCCGGGATTGGAGGCCTTCGAGGCCTTGTCGGTCTTCGTGGACTTGCTGGTAACGGCTGTCCGCTTGGACGCCGCGTTCATTCGGGGTGCGCCCATGCGTTACGGGCCGGGATCTGCCCAGCCCCTCCGTGATCGGGCCACCTGGGCCCGGGCTTGTTTCGGTGCCGCTATCGGACCTCTTCAGCCCGAACACGAATACCGCGCTTGATCGTTACGGCTACGCGCGAGGCGTCAGGCTCTCGGCCAAGGAGGTTGCAGAGACCTTCGAGCACGATGAGGTAGACCCTCGCCCACCACGCGACCCTGACCACGAGCCTGACTTTCAGGTCCATGTGCAGTGCGATCGCTTAAACGGCAGGGGGCTGCGAGCCAGCGACGGGGACTGCGGGTGCCGGCGCACCGGAGGTGAACACGCCCGTAGCCTTGAACGTGGCTACCAGGCTGCTGGCGACACCGGAGAGCAGCGGCCAGACCTCGGAGAAGGACGCGGAGGCGAGCTGCTCCTTCGCGTACACGGATGCCAGCGCGTTCTCGACAGCCTTCAGCTTGTCGGCGCCCGGGGTGCCGGCGGGGAGCGTGGCTTCTACGGTCTGGACCAGGCCGGTCAGGATCGGGATCAGCGCGGCGACGGCCTGGAGCTTCGCCAGCAGGTTGCTGGCAACGGACGTGAAGGACATAGGGGTAACCTCGTCAGTTGCGGCTTCGGCCGCGGTGGTAGAAATCGATTCGGGGACCGTGATGGGCTGGGGTTCGACCACGTCGGCCTGCGGCGAGATCGCCTTGCCCCGGATCCACTTGCCGAGCGTCGCGTCGTTCAGGACGAAGAGCACGACGCTGGCGGCGGTCCCGAGGTAGCCAGCCACCTGGGCGCCGATCTGCGGATCCTTGACCCCGAAGGCAGCGAGCAGCGCCACTACGTAGGCAGTGACCGAGCTGCGCTCGAGCAGCTTGCCGGCGACCTTCTGGATGATGACAAGCAAGATCGGGTTCACAGCTTGGCTCCCGCGAGGGCGTGTATCTCTTCCAGCGCCCAGTGGTAGATGGTCGCGTCGTGAATCGTGACGCGTGTGACCCGGTTTCCCTTGATCATCTTCACCTTGACCTCGGTGCTCTGCTGGATGGCCAGCAGGATGAAGCCGATGCGCTGCTTGATCGGGTCGCGCTCGGCGAGCACGTCCAGGGCGTCGCGGGCGATCTCGCGGATGCTGCTGAGCATCTCGACCGTAGGGCGCTTGGTCCGGTTGTCGAGGACCATGAGGATTCCCTTCAGGGCTCCCTCGACGGTGATCTTTCCTTTCCGAGCGGTCATTTCTGGCATCCCTTCGCCTCGAGCGCAGCGATGCGCGTCTTCACGTCGTCCAGCTCGCGATCGCGGGCAGCCTGCTGCGCGG